GTTGTTGCCTGCGTGTTTGTCGTGTAATTCGTCTAGGGGTGCGCGGTTTGAGAATGCGCGTCGTAAGAAGCCTAAAAGGTCGCGTGATTGGTGAGTAAACCTAGGTGGGCTACTAAGCGTAATGGGCGGCGTCCTACTAAGGGTGGGTCGTTGGCGAAGATTGCTCAGCAGATGGGTTATGAGTTGTTTCCTTGGCAACGCCTGGTTGCTGATGTGGCGTTGGAGACTTCTAAGGGTGATTATGTTTATCGCACTATTGGGGTGGGTGTTGGTCGCCAGAATGGTAAAAGTACGCTGATTAGTGCGCGTATTGCTATGGAGGCGTTGGAGGGTAAACGTCGGATTGTTTATACGGCACAGGATCGTAATATGGCTCGGTTGAAGTGGGAAGAACACGTCGATTTGCTGATGTATTCGCCGTTAAAAAATACGATTGATCGTGTGGTGCGGGCTAATGGTTCTGAGCATTTGGTGTTTAAGAATGGATCGAATTATGGGATTAGTACCCCGAACCGTAAGGGTGGTCGTGGTCAGTCGAATGATCTTGTAGTTATTGATGAGGCTTTGACGCATGATATGGATATCCTTGCGGCGCTTCAGCCTACTTTGGCTACTAAGAAGAATGGGCAATTGTGGTTGGTTTCTAATGCGGGTGATGAGACTTCTGTGTTGTTGGCTCATTATCGGACTATGGGTCATCAGCATATTGACGATAAAACTACTCGTTTAGCATGGTTTGAGTGGTGTCCTAAGGATGATGCGTTTGATTATCTTGATCCTAAAGTGTGGGAGCAGGCTATTCCATCGTTGGGTCAAGAAAATGGTGTGACTATTGAGGCGGTGCGTGAGGCGGCCATGATTTCCGATCCGGCTATGTTTACCCGCGAATGGTTAAACGTGTGGCCTGCCCAGGAATCCGTACAAGTTGTCCCTACTGATATGTGGGATCAATTGGAAAATACGTCGTTTACGTTGACGGATCGTATTGTGTTGGGTGTTGATATTACGCGTGAACGCCATAAGGCCAGTATTGCCGCTAGTGGGCAGGTGCGTGGTGTGACTCCTGTTGAGTTGGTGGAGAATCGTGAGGGTACGTCTTGGCTTATGCCGCGTCTTATTGAGTTGGCGGTGAAGTGGAAAGCGCCAGTGGTGTTAGATGCAGGTTCGGCCGCTGGCACTCTTATTCCGCATTTAGAAAACGCTGGCATTCACGTTATCCCTGTGGGTATGCGTGAGTATGCTAGAGCGTGTGGCGATTTCTATGATGCTGTCATGGCTAGAACTATTACCCATTTAGGCGATCCTTTAATGCGTAACGCTATTTTGGGTTCTTCACGCAGGCCGTTGGGTGAAGCGTGGGCATGGTCAAGGCAAGGCACAAGTGATGTAACCCCTTTGGTGGCGGCAACGCTCGCCAGGTGGGGTGCTGTTTCAACTGTTGAAGAAAAACCTAAACCAAGGAGTCAGGTGTTTTGATGGCAATTATTCTGCAAGCATTAGGAACGTTATCTATCACTGTTGCCGCATGGTATATAAATCCTGCGGTATCATTGGCAGTAGGTGGTATTTCACTTATTCTTTTCGGTATCGCGTTCGAGAAGCCGAAGGACGGACGGTAATTCATGCTCGGTAATCTTCTCAAACGAGCCTTAGCGCCTCAGCCTAATACTTATCAGGGTTCTGGTGGTTGGGCTAACTCTATGGGTCAAGTAGGGAGGTTCGGAGATGGTGGCAACTGGGCTGGAAGTCTTGTTAATGAAGATACTTCACTTGGTGTTCCTGCTTTGTGGCGTGGCGTTACTCTTATTTCGGATGCAATTGCTGGCTTACCTTTGCACGCGTATCGTGATACCACTCTCATAACACCTACACCTAACCTTCTTCTTCGCCCCAATCCACCAGAGACACGCATTGAAACCATTTCAACAATGGTATCAACCTTGCTGGTGCATGGTAATTATGTGGCTGTATTAGGTGACGCTACCTCTAACGGGTATCCAGATAATATGTATCCTGTTCACCCAGATCGAGTATCCGCCCAACGTGTCAACGGACGCATTATCTATAAAATTGACAACACTGAATATGACCAGTCAGAGATATTTCATATCAAGTTCTATGCTCGTCCTGGCGATATTTTTGGTCGTGGTGTTCTTTCCACTCAACGCCAATCATTAAGCACCCAGATTGCTTTGCAAGAATATGCGGCCAAGTATTTTGATACTGGCGTAACCCCGTCTGGTGTATTGAAATCGTCTAACCCTGACTTGAACCAGGAAGAAGCAGAATTACTTAAAGCATCTTGGATGCGCACTTATGGCCGCAAATCACGCGAACCAGCAGTATTGAACGCCACTACCGAGTTCCAGGTGTTATCGGATAATGCGCAAGAATCCCAGTTAATTGAATCGCGCACTTTCCATCTCACTGAAGCCGCTAATATGCTTGGCCTTCCTGGCGTGTATTTAGGCGCACCTAATTCCTCACGCACCTATTCCAACATTGAGCAAGAGAACCTTCAGTTAGTACGCTGGACTCTTGCGCCAATCGCTAACCGTATTGAACAAACATTCAGCGACTATATTCCACGCGGCCAAGTTGCTCGATTCAACTTTGATGGACTTCTCCGGGCAGATACTTTGACACGTTATCAGGCGCACCAGATTGCTTTACAGAATGGTTTTATGACAATTGACGAGGTTCGCCAGCATGAGTACCGCGATCCTTTAGACAACCCAGAGGATCAACCAGAAGTTATTGGAGTGATGTAATGAGCATGGAAACCCGATCATTTAATGACATGGATTTAGAAGTACGTTCAAATGGAGATGGTCGTACCATTTGCGGGATTCTTGTTCCATACAATGTTGAGCAACGAATCCACGCAAGTCTCACCGAGGTATTTCGCAAGGGTGCTTTTGCTGACGTGATTCGTGCCGCCCATAGAGTCAAACTGTTGTCCGGACACGAAACCCGCAAGTTTCCATTAGGTCGAGCCACCATGTTGCGCGAGGATGAAAACGGTCTTTATGGTGAACTCAAAATCAGCAAAACCCGCGCTGGTGATGAAGCCTTGGAACTTATCCGCGACGGTGCATTAGATCAACTCTCTATCGGATTCCAACCCCTAAAAGATACTCGCCGCAAAGACGGTGTAGTGGAACGCTTGAAGGCTCACCTTGCTGAAGTAAGCCTGGTTACTTTTGGCGCATATGGTGATCTTGCCGCTGTATCGGCTGTTCGTGATATTGAAGAGACACCCAACATGGCGGCCGCTCGCGCCATCCTTGAGGGGTTAAGGAAATGAGATCAGTAACCAAATCAGTAACGACTACTGCTAGTAAAGTTATTGACGCTGAATCAGTAAACCGTCAAGTGTATATTCACGTTACTGGCAACGGAATTGTTTATCTTGGTAATTCTGGGGTTACTAGCACCAATGGTTTTATGACAGAAAAGAACGCTATACCTTTCGTGTTTAACGTACCGGCCAATGAAACTGTCTGGGCTGTAACCGGAACTGGTGCAGATGATTTGCGTATTCTTTTGCCGGATGGTGCATAATGCCTTGGCATATAGAAAACGATAATCCTGATTGTTCAGGTTTTGCTGTGGTTAAAGATATGGGCAACGTTATTGCCGGATGTCACCGTACCGAGCAACAGGCTAAAGATCATATGGCCGCCCTCTATGCCGCTGAAGCAGATATGAATAGGCAAATGGACATGATGGGACAAGAAGCCACTATCGAGGAAACAAATCCAGCCGAAGAAGCATTGAACGATCGTCAACGCGCCCAATATGAGGCGGTTGAAGCAATCGTAGAACTTTATGGCCAATACGATCAAACTAGCAAAGCCAACGGTGCGCACTATGCCGCACCATCACCATTTGCGGCTGAAGGTTTAATCTGTGCCAATTGTGTTTTCTATGAAGGCGGTCAAGTATGCGAAGTGGTCGCTGGACAAATTGACCCTAACGCTATTTGCAAAATGTGGATTATTCCAGAAAACCTTATCCAATCACCACGCACTCGACTTGCTGAGGTACAATTACTATTAGCAGAATATAAAAACTCACACCCCTAACCAGGGCAGTCCGGACACCTCGCTTGATGCGACACCTCCGACGCTGGGTAGACACCTGAGAAATCATCAGACCCTACCTATATTGGAGATACAGAATGTCAACATTCCTTGACTCTCTGCGTGCCAAGCGTGACGAAAAGACTGGCCTTATTGAGGCTATCGTAACCCGCGCCGCAGAAGAAACCCGCGACCTCACTGAGGTTGAACTTACCAACGTCCAAGCCATTGATCTTGAAGTAAAGAAGATCGACGAGCGCATTGAGCAAATGGCAGATATTGAAATCCGCAACGCTAAGGCCGCCGATCTTGCCGCTAAAGTTGACGGAACCGAAACCCGCTCAGTTGCTCCTGCTCGCGTTACTTACGAAGAGCCTACCTACCATGAGCGCGGCCAACACCAATTCTTGGCTGATGCTATGGCCGCCGAATTTGGTGGAGCATACGAAGCGCGCGAGCGTATCAACCGTTACCAGAATGAAGTACGCTTGGAGAAGCGCGACAGCACTTCCTCTAACTTCGCTGGCCTTGTTGTTCCTCAATACTTGGTGGATCAATTTGCACCACTTCGTCGCGCAGGTCGCCCAACGGCTGACCTTGCAACCTCGAAGGCACTTCCAGCCGCAGGTATGACAGTCAACCTTGGTCGTCTCACAACTGGCGTAACTTCTTACGTTCAGGCTTCTGAGAACACTCCCGCAACGGAATCCACTCCAGATGACACTCTCTTGACCGTCAACGTTCGCACCATTGGTTCTATGTTTGATCTTTCCAAGCAAGCAGTCCTTCGCGGTACTGGTGTTGAAGATCAAGTCATTGGTGACGCAATTCGTTCATACCACTCCAAGTTGGATGCTCAAATTGTGAACGGTGCAGGCACTTCAGGCGAGCACCTTGGTATCCTCAACACTACGGGTATCAATTCCACCACCTACACTGATGCAAGCCCAACGTTTGCAGAGTTCTGGCCTAAGTTGGTTGCCGCAATCACCGACGTCACCAGCAACTTCTATGGTTCTGCCAACGCAATCGTCGCCCACCCATCACTCATTGGTTGCTGGCTTCGTGCGCTTGATTCA